CGGAAGTATTTTAGCTGGTGGTGGCGGAGGTGCTGGTGGTGGCGGAGGAGGAAAAGGTGGTAATCTCCAACAACAAACACAACAACAAACTACTGGTCAACAAGGTCCACTTTATCACGCTGGATTTAACCAAGGAATAGGCTTGTCACAATGGAGGATAACAAGTCAATACTATCATCCTGTTAATACAAATCCTCAAGTTGCTAATGTAGATTGGGGTCGAACTTCTCCTGGAAATCCTACTGTTCTTGGTCCAACTCCTTATAATAATTTTTTTAATGTAAACTCAATAACTCAAGGACAATATACATATTTTAGAGGTCCTGGACCAGTACTCCAAGGAAATAGTTTTTCTGAAGAAGCTCCTGATACAACATATCGAGTCTATCGTATTTATAGACAGTTCCCTCAACAGACTCAACAACAGACTCAAGTCGGTGGTCACAGTGGTGGTGCTGGAGGAGCAGGAGGTTTAGGTAGAGGTTTTCAGAATCAACCTGGAGGAGACTCTGGTGCTAGTGGTTCTTCTGGTTCAACTGGCTCTGCTGGAAACGGTGGTGCTGGAGGATCAGGTGGCACTGGTGGAGGCTTTGGTCAAGCTGGTGCTGGAGGAAGTTCTGGTGCAACTGGTACAAGTTCAACAACTAGTGGTTCTGGTGGTGGTTCTGGTGGATCAGGAGGGGCCGCTGGATTAGCAGTTGAAAGAGCATCACCAATAAGTTTTACTTTTACAAATAATGGAACAGTCTCAGGAACAGTGCAGAGTTAAGGAGTAGATAATGGCAACATACAAATGGACAATAGAAAAGTTACATACAAAAAATATTACTGAAGGTGGGAAAACGTATACTGATGTAATACTTAGAGTGAACGCTACTCTTACTGGAACAAGTGAAACAATAGGTAGTATTAACGGTCAAAGTATGTTTGATTTAGACATGAATGTTAGTGGTTTAGCAAGCGGTTTTACAGAGTATGATTCTGTTACAGAAGCCAATGTGATATCGTGGGTGGAAGGTAGAGTCGGTTCAGAACAACTATCAAATTGTAAAGCTGAAATTGAAGATCATATTGCATTTAATGAAAAAGTTCATGGTGCTGTTGCTAAAGAAGATTCAGAAGGTAATTCTACTTTTCCTTGGTAAGATTTTTCTTGAATCATCTTATATATTAATATAAAGTCTTATTATGAATCATAAAATACAATGCTTGACAGAATCTCAAGTTGAATTAATTCTAAATCATATTGATTATTTAATAGAACATAATTTTGTTAGAAGAGAACCTGAGACTAAAGACATATTCTGTGATAGTTGTCAGATGTACGCTGATGCTCCTATAGAAAACATACTACATTATATTCAACCTAAAGTTGAAAAAGTGTATGGTAAAGAATTAGTGCCTACATATTCCTTTTGGAGAAGATATTATAAAGGTCAAAATTGCCCACCTCATAAAGACAGACCTTCGTGTGAAGTAAGCCTTACTCTAAACTTAGGTGGTGATGGTGGAAATAACTGGGCGATACATGTAGACGATAAAAAGTTTGAGTTAGAAGTTGGTGAAGCCGTGCTTTACAAGGGATGTGATCAGGAACACTGGAGATATGAATTAGATTATAATTATCACACACAAATTTTTTTACATTTCATAGAGAAAAACGGTAAGTTTTATCCAAAACACGCCTACGATGAAAGACCTAATTTATACTATAATCCTCCACCAGAGTAGAACAAATGAATTATCCTACTTTGCAAGTAACTGACTTTTTAAACAACCCAAAGCATGTATCTGACTTGGCGGAGTCTTTGGAATACATAAAATCAGAGGGTGGCTATCCAGGGTCTCGAACAAAACCATTACATGAAATAGATCCAGACTTATATAAAAATATTAATAATAAAATTATTAGGCTTTTATTTCCCGAACATAATGTTTTTCGAAATATATCATGGACAAGTGCATCATTTTTCCAAAAAATAACATATGAAGATGTAGAGTTTAATATTTTAAATAAAGAAAATTTAGGTAAGGGTTGGATTCATCAAGACGATTCAGCAAAATATACAGCTATAATTTACCTTTCAAAAGGAGAGGGTTCTGGAACAGCCATATATTCAAGAGAAGATGGTTTTAATACAACAAATCCAGAAACTAAAGATGAAATAGACTGGGTTCAAGTTAAAAACAATTACATAACAAAAACAAAACCTTTAACGCTAGATGACTTTAGTAAATCTTTAAACAGTCATGTAAAAAAATTTAGGACGGAATGTTTATTTAATTCTTCGTATAATAAAATGATAGCATTTGATGGTGCCACCCCTCATGGTGCAGTATTCAAATTAAATCCTGGAGAAGAAAGAATAACTTTTATTACTTTCTTTTACGAAATCTTAGCACCTTACACCCACATAGCAGAAATGAGGAGAATATGAGAAGAAACATAATAGTAGCTAAAAAAGCTCTAAGTGCAGATATATGTAACACTATAATAGAAAGAGCAAAACCTAATTTTGAAAAAGCACTTACAGGAGCAACTGATAAAACTAATTCAGTGAGGCAGAGTCAAGTGAGTTGGTTAATTGGGGTAGTAAGACACTTAGATATATATACACCAGTTTGTCAGTTAATACATAAGGTAAATTCAGAGTTTTATCATTTTGATTTAGCTGATCCTGAACCTTTTCAAATAACAAAATACGATGAAAGTAATAAAGGCTTTTATAAACCTCACGAAGACGCTGTGTATGATACGGTTCCTAAAGATAATTACGTTAGAAAATTATCAGTTTCAATACAATTAACTTCCCCAGAAAATTATGAGGGAGGCACGTTTCAATTTCCAGATGATGTAGATAAATTTAATGTGGAAGATTCAATGGAACAAGGGACTGCAATATTTTTTCCATCTTATATGAAACATGGTGTTGTTCCAGTGACTAAAGGCACTAGATATAGTTTAGTTTGTTGGGTGCTTGGTCCAAATTTTAAATAGGAGTAAAAATGTATTACGTTGCTTACGATAATTTTCTTGATCCAGAACAGTTTGGAGTCATTAAACGGTACTTAGGTCCAGGTGGACACTTTCCTTGGGAACTTAGTCCAAGAATTAATCATAATGATCAAAACAATCAAGATATGTATTTTGCCACCATGATTTATCACAGTTATGATGGTGGTTGGTATCCAAACATTAAGAAAGACCCTTTTCAATTAATAACATCAAAACTTCATATAGAGAGTATTCATAGAATTAAAACAAATTTATATTTTCCTAGTAAAACTGGTAAAGTTGAAAAACATGCTTCACATAGAGATACAACATTTAGACATCAAGGAGCTTTGTTTTTCTTAACAACATGTGATGCACCAACAACTATGGCAGATGGCACTGAAATTGAATCTATTGAAAATAGATTATTATTGTTTGATCCTACATCTAACCACTCAAGTTCATCACCCACTGATGCACCTTATAGAACAACAATTAATTTTAATTATTTTGGTGCAGGAATTAAAGAAGAATATTTGAAGTTTGCTATGATAAATCCAATACCTTCTGTAAGTTTTAATGCAGAAAAACTTAATGATTTTTTTGATATAAGTGAGGAATAATGAAAAGCACTATTATGGTTACTGAGAATGTTTTTAGTAAAGATGAATGTGAAAGCATTATTAATGCTGTTCCTATTGCAATAGAAAAATATACTTATAATAATGCAAAAGACGAAGCAGGACGGAGTCTTATTGAAACTGCAAGTAATATGGATCGGCAAGATCTTCAGCTACATGGTCCTTTGGTATTAGCCATGCTAAATGAAATGGGTAATAAACAATTTTTTAGATTAAGTGAAACTTTAAGCAGTGCTTTAGATGTTTATGCAGACGAGTTTCCAATAATTAGAAAATTTTACATAGAACAATGTCAAATAAGTTACCATGCTTTTAAAGTTCAAAGAACAAAAATAGGAGAGGGTTTTCATAATTGGCATTTTGAAGTGGCTGGTGAAGAGTCCTTGAGATCAAGGTTTTTAGTTTGGACACTTTTTTTAAATGACGTAAATGAAGGAGGGGAGACTGAATTTATATATAACAATGTTAGAATTCCTGCAAAACAAGGTTCTTTGTGCTTGTTTCCAGCAGACTGGACTCACACACATAGAGGAAACCCGCCAATATCTAATGAGAAATGGATTATGACTGGTTGGTACGAGTTTTTTTATCGTGGTTCTTAATAAATAATGCTAATACTTGAACCACAGTTTCAATATTTTTCTCCTTTTTTAAGAGTGGATTATTACGATAAATTAGAAAAATATGTTTATTCTTATGAATTAGATTGGCATTGGCTTAATCACACAGTTACCACAGCACATGAAGGTTACGACAAAGACACCTTTTTTTTAGGCAAGTTGATTTATTATGAAAAAGAAGAACCAGTTCATGAAATATGGAACGAATTGATAAAATCTGTTGAAGATCAGTTTAACTGTTATGTTCACAGAATAAGATTGAATTTATACACTAATCAAAATAAAAAAATTTTTACAGTGCCTCATTATGATGTATCAGAGCAAAGGACAAATGTGCCAGACAGAAAAGCTGACATAATTATAATGAATTTTACAACCTGTAATGGAGGCACAAAAATAGAACAGTTTGAAATTGGCTCACATAAAAATAGTGCAGTGTATTTTAATAATGTTCATAAACATTGTGGTATAGTGCAAACAGACACAGAAAGAAGAATATGTGCTAATATTGTAATTTATCGAAAAGAGTAGTATGATCATGTCATGCCTATTACAGCTCTAAAATTTAGACCAGGGATTAACAGAGAAATAACCTCATACTCAAATGAGGGTGGTTTCTTTGATTGTGAGAAAGTTAGATTTTATGCAGGCTTTCCAGAAAAAATAGGTGGTTGGGTCAAACAATCTGACAACACTTACCAAGGAACAGCAAGAGCTTTACACAACTGGATTGCCTTAGATGGCTCTAATTTTATGGGTGTAGGTTCACATTTAAAATATTATATAGAAGAGGGGGGTCAGTTTTTTGATATTACTCCAGTTCGTAAAACCTCTACAAATAGCATAACTTTTTCTGCCACTAATGGTTCATCAACTATAACTGTAACAGACTCTAGTCATGGTGCAGTGGTCAATGATTTTGTAACAATATCTGGTGCAGTCAGTTTGGGTGGTCTTGTTACAGCAAGTGTTCTTAATGCAGAACATCAAATAACAAAAGTAGTTAACGCTAACTCTTATGAAATTGTTGTTAGTGTTACTGCAAACGCCTCTGATTCTAGTAATGGTGGTTCTGGTGTTGATGGCGTATATCAAATCAATGTAGGTCTTGACACCGCCGTTGGTGGTAACGGATGGGGTGCTGGTGGATATGGTGGTGTTAACGCAGATCTTTCAACTTTTGGTTGGGGTGAAGCTGCCGCAAGTGGAACAACGGCAACAATACGTTTATGGTCTCATGATAATTTTGGTGAAGATTTACTGATTAATCCAAGAGATAGTGGTATTTTTCATTGGGATAAAACAAACGGCACTGGTGCTGCTGCAGTTAACATAACAACTTTATCTGGTGCTTCGGATGCTCCTACCATAGCAAAACAAGTCTTAGTATCAGATCTTGATAGGCATGTGATTGTATTTGGAGCAAACACAATAGGCACAACGACACAAGATCCTTTGCTTATTCGTTTTGGATCACAAGAATCTTTGACAGATTTTACGCCCACTGCCACGAATACTGCTGGAGATTTAAGACTAAGTAGTGGATCTACATTTGTGCAAGCAGTTGAAACAAAACAACAAATACTTGTTTACACAGACAGAAGTTTATTTAGCATGAGGTTCATAGGTCCTCCATTTACTTTTGGATTACAAGAACTTTCTAAAAATATTACAATCATGAGTCCGAAGTCAGCCGTTGCAGTAGATGATGCTGTGTTTTGGATGGGCAAAGATAATTTTTATGTATACGCTGGACAGACACAACAAATACCATGCACGGTTAGAGAAAAAGTATTTTTAAATTTCAATAGTTCTCAATCAGACAAAGTAGTAGCAGGTGTTAATTCTAAGTGGGGTGAAATATGGTGGTTCTATCCATCTGCCAGTTCAGAAGAAAATGATAAATATGTTATATATAACTATTTAGAAAAAACATGGTACTACGGAACATTAAGTAGAACAGCGTGGCATGACAGAGGAATACGTCAATTTCCAATCGCAGCAGGCTCTCCTCATTTATTTGAACATGAGAACGGAAATGATGATGACGGCAGTGCAATGACTGCTTCTGTGGAGTCAAGTCAAATAGATATTGGTGATGGTTATCAATTTACATTCATTAAACAATTAATACCTGATATTACGTTTGATGGTTCAACGTCCACGACTGGTAATCCAACTGCAACCTTTACGTTACAAGCAAGAAAAGGGCCTGGTAGTGTTTATGGTAATACTTCTGGTGGGTCTAGCACTAGAACTGCGACCACTCCCGTAGAACAATTTACTGATTTAGTTAATGTTAGACTTAGAGGAAGGTCATTTAACATGAAGCTCGAATCAACGGAACAAGGTGTAGCGTGGAAACTTGGCACACCAAGAGTGGACATTAGACCAGATGGGAGAAGATAGTGTCTTCAAGAAATGTAGCCTCACCAAGACTTCCCTTACCCATAGGTGATGTTGACCAAGCGTACATCATAGATTTAGTCAGAGCACTTGATTTTTTTATACAACAATCTGATAACCCTGGAGAGGGAAGAAACACTAAATTAGTTTTTACTGCTATGCCTACAAGTGATGTAGGTTTAGAAGCTGGAACCTTGTATAGATTTGGAAATGATGTTAAGATAAGTTTGTTAAATATAGCAGGTGTTGACGGATCTTCTGGAACTGCTACATTAGGTAATGTTACTGTATCGGTGTCGTAAATGGGTATATTTAAAAGTTTTAGAAAAATTTTAAAAAAAGCAGCGCCAGTTATAGGTGGAACTATCGGTTTTGCTATAGGTGGTCCACTTGGTTCTGCTGCCATAGGTTCTGCTTTGGGTGCTGGTATAGGATCACTCGCTGCAGGCTATGACACAGATGACGCATTGAAAGCTGCACTTCTTGGTGGTATTGGTGGATACGCTGCAAGTGGTGGTAAATTATTTACGGCTGCCGCACCAAGTACCACGGCTGCTGGAACACAAGCAGTTACAGATTCTGTTGTTGCGAGTGGAATAGATAGTGCCGCTCCAGGTTTAGCTAGTTCTTCTATTCCTAAGTTTGTTCCAGCACCAGAACCTTCATTTTTTCAAAAAGCAGTAGATTTTGCTAAAACTCCCACTGGCATGGCAACGATTGGTGGTATTGGTAGTTTAGCTGCACTTAGTGAAGAACCAAGACAAGAAACATTTACACCGAGACCAGACCCAGTTGGTGAATCTAGATTAGGTCTTGGTTTTATAGGTAATAAAAGTTATAACTTAGATGATGATGAGGATAGAAAAAAATATTTTGAAGATTTAAAAAGACAAGAAGAACGTAGAGATAGAGAAGTAGGAATAATGACTGCTGCTAATGGTGGTGAAGTTGAAGGACCTGGGACAGGCACAAGTGATTCTGTACCAGCAAGACTATCAGATGGAGAATTTGTACTAACTGCAAAAGCAGTTAGAGGTGCAGGTGGTGGAGATAGAGACGTTGGAGCTGCAAGAATGTACGAAATGATGTCTGAATTAGAGAGGGTCGCATAATGGCTACGCAAACTACAGAACAAACCGTAAGATTAGCACCATTCCAAGAAGACTTTTTAGCTGATATTTTTGCAAGTGCAGAGGCTCTTACAGAACCAGGCTCATCTATGCCTTTTGCGGCACAGCGATTAGAAGGTCTTTCACAAAGTCAAAAGGACGCTATAGAAAGAGCCAGAGCAGGCGTGGGTTCTTTTGAGCCTTTTGTACAAAGAGGCAGTGAGGCGATTGGTCAAGGTATAGGAGCTGTTGGCACTGGATTAGGAACAATCGGCACTGGATTAGGAACTATTGGTAGTGCAATAGGTCAAACTGCTCAAGCTGGTTTTGATCCAACTTCTTATCAACAATTCATGAGTCCTTTCACGGAAGATGTGATTGCCACAACACAAGCTGATATTGCAAGACAAGGACAAATGCAACAAAATCAATTAGCTGGACAAGCTGTAGGTAGTGGTGCATTTGGTGGATCTAGGCAAGGCATAGCTCAAGCAGAGATTGCAAGAAATGTCATGGATCAACAAGCAAGAACTGGTGCACAGTTAAGATCACAAGGATTTCAACAAGCACAACAGTTAGCACAACAACAAGCAAATCAAGCTCTAAGACAAGCACAGTTAACTGGACAATTAGGTGCAAGTACTGGACAATTAGGTGCAACCACTGGACGACTTGGTCAGGCACTTGGACAACTCGGAACATCGACCGCGGCTCTTGGACAATTAGGACAACAGTTAAATGTTCAAGATGTGAACACATTGCTTGGAGTGGGTGGTTTACAGCAACAGCAAGGACAAAGACAACTTGATATAGCAAGAGCAAATGAATTAGCACAAGAGGCTTTACCATTCCAGAGAGTAGGTTTCTTATCTGACATATTCAGAGGTGTTCCAGCGTTGCAACAAACTACGTCAAGAATGACAACTCCTCCACCAAGCAGAGGATCTCAACTTCTTGGATTAGGAATCGCGGGTCTTGGAGCAGTGGGACAAGCGGGTGGTTTTGGTAACTTCTTCGGTGGACCGAGGTTAGCTTAATGAGTGTACTCAATAGACCAATGTTTAGAATACCTGGCATGAATAATCAACCATCTGGTATTATGCAAATTGGCACTGCTAGAGCAAATCCTCTGATTGGAAATATAGCATCCGATCGCGGGTCATCTATAAACATACCTCCGATCAGCACAATTAATACTACTGGGTTTAGAAATCCAGAGGATCAAAAAGGCCCAGAAACTAAAGATCTTATACAAGCGTCTCAAAAAAAACCTATGAGTGAACTATCTAATTTAGAAAAATTAAAAAATGCAGCGTTAAGAGAAAAAGGTAAAGTAACAGTGGACGATCCTAATCCTGTTGTAGGTCTGTTGTCACAGAAACCAGATGCAAATATTACCGCAGACATGATAGCAGAACGAGAAGAAAGAGGCGAGTTTGATGATGAAATACCTGTTGATGATTTTGATGCAGAATTAGCCACTTCAACTGGTGCAGCTATCAGTGATGAAGGAACTGGTAAGGCAGGCACAGAGCCAGGCGTAAATATTCTATCTGGATTTACATCAAAACAAAATCAACTAAGCGATAAAATGCAGACAGCTTTGACAAAAGTTTCTGCTGGTATCGCAGATGCAGAAGCCATAAAAGTAGGTGGTAAAACTCTAAATGAAAACGTAGACGCTTTTGTTGCAAAGATGAATGAAAAAGGACAAGAACCTACACTTGCTGACGTACAAGATGATGCAATTCGTCTGTTAGGATTTGACCCACGAGAACTAGAAGGTGAGTTTGAAGAAGACAGAAAAGCATCTATCTTTTTAAATATGATGAAAGCTGGTCTTGCTATGGCAGCTGGTGAAAGTCCAAATGCTATAACAAACATAGCAAGAGGTTTTGGTGTAGGACTACAAGGGTATGGAGAAGATGTTAAAAGTCTTACAAAAGATTTAAGAGAAGACAGAAGAGAAGCAAGAGCTACAATGTATAATCTTCTAAAAGACGCTAAGTCTGAAGCACTTGCAAAAAGAACTTTGGAACTGCAACAGATGGAAGGTGTTGTAAACATCAACAGACAACTTGTTGGTGATAAAAGACAAGCTGCTCTTCAGGCTTTTAATATGAAGATGACGGAGTTAAAGTGGAATCAGAATCTTCTTTCTGCTGCTGCCGATTTACAGTTTAAAGAGAAGAGCTTACAAGTCACAAAGGAAAATGCAGAAAAAACATATCTATTAGGACTTGAAAAAGCACAACCAGAAGTCATACAGTTTTTAAGAGCAAAAGGAGAAATAACATTAAAAGATCCAAGTAAAGGATTTGTTCAAGGTAATATAACAATATCTGACTCAGCAAAAGAAAGTATAGATAAGTATCTAAAAGAGTTAGTTGCTGGTACAAGCAAAGGACTGAACTCTGGTAGTGAATATAACGTCATGAGAAAAGAAATTCAAAGAACTGGTTTGATTCCTAATAGTTTTATAAAATCACCAACTGGCTATAAAAATTTATCGGATGATCTCAAACGATCCTTTGGTATTCAAGGTCAAGCTCTAGCAGAGCTACTAGAGAAAAATGCAGGTGATCCAACCACACAGTTCCGAGACACCATCAACTTTATTAGAAAATTTAAACAACAAATACCTGGACTATCTATGGATTTTAACTCTTTACCTCCTTCTATACAAACATACCTACAAACAAAACGAGGTAGAAAAGAATTAGAGAAGTTAAATCAAGAGGGTATATTAGGTCTTTAAATGCCAAATTATATAGTCAATGATAAATCTTATTTCTTCACAGATGATATCACTCAAGAGGAGGCAGAAGAAAGAGTCAATAGAATGTTCGGAGAAGGTTCTATAGACATTGATGCTGATGAACCTAGCGATTATGAAAACCCAGAAGATGAAGGAGCAATCCAAGAAATAGCGGAGGGTTTTGGTTCGGGTCTCCTAGCTATACCACAAGGCTTAACCGAAACTTTTACGACTGTCTTTGATCTTGCTGCAGGCACAGATTATACAAGTGCCGTGACCCAAGGATTTAATAACTTTAGAAACAAACATGGTATTGATCCAGCTGGAGCCGCTGGTAAAATAACAGAAGGACTTGTTCAGTTTGGTCTTCCAGGTCTTGGAGCCGCGGCTGCCGTGTCTAAGTTTAGTAAAATTGGTAAACTGGCTAGAGGCACAGACAAATTGAGACCCGATGCAGGGTCTTTAAAAACTATGAAAATTACAAAGCAACCTCTAGATATGAGAGGTTTATCTAAGAGTCAAAAGCTAGGACTTGCAGCACAACAGTTCGCGGCTGCTGGTGCAGTGGACGCAATAGTGGCTACTGATGGTACACAATCATTAGGTGATTTTTTCGAGGGTGGCTACGGTCCTTTCTTTGCAACTTCAGATCTCATAGGATTAGATGGTAGAGAAAAAGCTGCCGCCAGAATGTATAACAAAGTTATAGCTCATGGTCTTACTGGTTCAATCCTTGCTGGTGTTTTACCACCAGTGCTAGGTGCTGGACTTAACGCTTCTGCAAAATTGGGTGCTGCTACAACAAGAGAGATTGGTTTGGCAGTTCCAGGTGCCGCTATAGGTGCAGGTGCCGCGGCATTTGATGAAGCGGCACAAGGAAAAGATTTGTCAGATTTTGATATGGGCAAGATTGCAACTGGTGCAGTTTATGGTGCTGGAATAGGTGCAGGTGCTGGAGTGGGATCTAGAGTATTAAGAGCAGGTTCTAAGAAAACAGCCGAAGCCATAACTAAACAAGAAGATAAATACATAAGAGGTGACTTTTCAGATGTCGGCACATTAAACACATTGAACAGAGCCGTAACAAGAACTTTATCTGCTTTTAGATACAGATCTTTTCTACCACCAGATGTGGCTAGAATGAAATCTCTTGTTAATCCAGCTATTGAAGGTGATATAAAAATAGCAGAGAAAGCATTGAAGGAAGTTGATCGACAAATAGAGAGGACTTTGAAATCTGAAGAGTTTGCAGAGTATCAAAGGCTTCCAGATTTTACTAAACAGAAACTTATAAATAATTTTATGGACGTTCTTGAAGGGGCTGCAGATGATACTCTTCAACTACCAAAGCCTTTATTAGATTCCTATTTAGACGCTAAACAAATAATTGATGATTTATCTAATAGAATTATAGAAACTGGTGCAGCTAAAAGTTTACCAGAGGTATCTGTTAGTGGTCTTATGTCTAGAGAACAATTCAGAGAACAAGTAACTGCAAACATAAGTAATGGTGGTTATTTATCAAGACAATATGAAATTTTTAATAACGAACTTTTTAAACTACCTAAAGAAACTAGAAAAGAACTAGTAAAACAAATTGTTGATGGCAAAGGCGTAGACATAAAACATGTTCAAAAAATGTTGGCGGCTGATGCAGAAGCACTTAGAATAACTGATGATTATGTAACTGCGTATAAAGAAGGCAGAAGAACAAACGATCCTAATAGACTTAGATTAAGTGAAGAACAAGCTCAAAGATATATAGACAATGTTACAAATTATTACAAAAAACTAAAAGAAGGCTCTCTGGCTGTTGGGCAGTATTCTGCCAAGACAGTTCCGATAGTCAGACTTAATCCAGCAGTTCTTAATAAATCCAAAGTAGATAACGAAATCATACGAACCATACTAGGAGAAATAAGAAATCCAAAAGAAGCGTATATGCACACTGTTGCAGAACTTTCTAATTTTATTGCAGCAGATGCTTTTTACAGTAATTTTAAAAGAGTAGCAGATGATATTATCAGAGCTACGCCAGCAGAAAAAGTGCCGTTGTTTGTTAATACCAACGATCTCGTTCAACAACGTCTTAGACAAATAAACACAGAGAGAACAGATGAAGCTGTTCGGAATGGACAAGATCCCGCTTCTGTAATACCTATAACTAGATTAGATCAGTTGGGTAAACAACAAGCAGAGGTAGAAATAAGTAAAATATTAGAGTCTGTTCAAGGCGCTGGTGGTAAAATGAAATATGTTTTCTTAGGCAGAGATCCAACTTCTGGTTTTGATCCAGAGGGATTTGCTTCACGAAGTGTGTTTGGTGAAATGTATGGATATGCCATACCAAAACCTATGTACGAAGCCATGAGTAATGTTATTAACGAAAGCACAAGCGTTATGGGTGATATATTTAGAGGTTTGTATTATCCTATGGTAAAATTAAAAGGTATTTCTCAGTATGCAAAAACTATTTTATCTCCAATAACACAAGTTAGAAACGTAACATCAGCTTCTTTGTTTGCTCTTGCACAAGGCAATGTGGGTAAAAACGCTAGTCTTTTTGAGTCCATGGATCTAGTTCTTAGAGATTTGATTGACAAAGAATTAAAATTTAAAGGAAATGGTAAAGTTAAAAAACTTGCAGATGATCGTTTTGATTTTTCATTAAACGATGAAGTTCTAGATTTTCTTGTGGATCTACAGAACAGAGGCGTTATTGGTAGCTCGGCTCAACTCCGAGAGATACAAGCTAACTTGCGTCAAGGACTTGGGTATAGAGGTCCGAACACAACTACGGATTTAAGAGCAGAGAGAAGAACATTTACTGATGAAGGCATACAAACACAAGCCGACAATCCTTTGGGTGGTAATCTTAGTGACTATGAAATAGCACGAGGAATGTCAAGAAGCACACAAGCAGAAGATGCTGTAACAAGACAAGGTGGTAGATTAGAGTTTCCAGATTCAGGCCCAATGAAAGGCATAGGTAAGACTGCACTGAAAGGCACTATGAATATGGGCAGACGTTTCCTTGATACAGCAGAAGGACTGTATAAGGGTGGTGATGATGTTTGGAAAATATATAACTATGCTTTTGAATTACAAAAGTTAAGAAACGCCAAAGCAAAGATAGGAACAGATTTCGCAGACAATGCTTCTGTAAGAAGAAGAGAACTTATAGAGTTTGGTAAGCATATAGGTAAGAGAAAAGGTGAAGGCATTGAGGAAGCCATGAAAAGAGCTGCGGCGGATACAGTTCGTAATACAGTTCCTAACTATGAATTAGTGCCAGAGTTTATCAAAGGGTTGAGAGGTGTGCCTCTTGGTAACTTTATTGCTTTTCCAGCAGAGATATTAAGAACTGGTTTTAACACTCTTGACGTTGCAGCTAAAGAATTAGAAAGTCCAGTGCAATCTATTAGAGAAATAGGAATGAAAAGACTTATGGGTGGTATCACTGCCTTTGGTCTAGTTGGGCCTGGTCTTCAAAAATTAGCACAGACTTTAACAGACACCAGTGATGAAGAGATAGAAGCGGCAAACAGACTAGCAGCATCTTGGCAGAGAAACTCACAGTTAATACCAGTTGGTAAAGATGACAATGGTAACTTTGAGTTCATTGATTTTAGTCACACAAACCCATACGATTTACTCTCAAGAGGATACAGAACTGTGTTAAATTCTTACAATGAAGGAAAAGCACAAAGTAAAGACTTTAGTGGAGTTGTTACAAAAGTTATGTTTGATTCTCTGAGTGAGTACATGGTTCCTTTTTTAGACTACTCAATGGTCTTTTCTGCTCTGTTTGATTCTTTGCCTACACCCATGGGTGGTCGTGGAGGAAGAACGAGATCTGGTGCAAAAGTTTACAGAGAACAAGATACACGATCCGTGGCTTTTGAGAAGTCCTTGTTACACATGTTTAACACCATCATTCCAGGTGGTGTGCCAGTAAGAATACCTATTGGTGCAGATCTCGGTATTGCTGGTGGTAATTTTCAACCAGTTAAATCCATAGAGAAATCAAGATTTTTAAGAGGTGTGTTTTCTCCAGAGGGAGAAGTTGAACCTAGCACTGGTAAAACTTATCAACAAGGAGCAGAGTTGTTTAGAGCGTTTACTGGACTAAACACTCAAACACTTGATCTTGCTAGACTTGCAGATTTTAGAGCACAAGAGTTTAAGCAAAACAGATCTGGTGCAGCTACATTGTTTAATGAAGTTTTGAGGCTTGAAGATGCTTCTCCCGAACAAATACTAGAGGCTTACAGTAGAGCAGATGACGCTAGACTTAGAACTTTTAGAAAGTATGCCGTTGCCGTTGATGATTTATCAACTTTAGGTTTAAGTCCAGTAGAAATTAGAACTGTTATGAAAGACGCACAATTAGGTAAAGATGAAATTAATTCAATACTTAACGATAGATATATTCCATTTCAACCAAGTAAAGAAAAACTTAAAGATGCTAGAAACAAGAAAAATCTTTACATACCAATGGGAGAAATAAATGCTTTAAGAGCCACAAGACGAGGAATGTCTTTAAGAGAAGAGGAACAAGAAGAAGTAGATGAGGTAAGCCAGCTGTTTGGTTTAAGTAATCAATTACCAGTGAAGTTACCATCAGCACCACCAACAAACGTAGCACGAAACACTGCACCTTCGTTTGATGCTTTTCCAGAGATAACTCAAACTGCATCTTTTCAACCGAATATTGAAACAAGAACTAATCCCAACTTCTTAGGATCAAATCCAGATGATATTCTTAAAAATTTAGATATAGCTAGGAGAACTGGATGAGTAGATTATCACCACATTTTACAATAGCAGAGTTTGTGAAATCACAAACGGCAGAAAGAAAAGGCATTGAAAACATGCCTGGAGATAAACATGTAGTTGC